CAGCGGATAAATCCACCGCTCTGATGTTGTACTTTTCATTCGTCATCGTCATTGGTTTTGAGTCTTTCATGTAGGTCTGTAATAAATAAACGTGCGGTGAGCAGACCTTTAACCTCTCCGCACATCTTCGTGTACTCCGCGTAATCCTTGGCGTTGCCATCCGCCAGGGCTATTTGAAGTTGGGATACTTTGTCATCTATCTTCTTTGACAGATGTTCTAGGTACTTGTCAATCATTTGCGTCCAATCAAGTTAGCCATGATGCGCTGGCGCTCTAACTCATTGTTAGCCTGCAGCTCTTGTTGTGACTTGGCCAAGTCCGTTTGGATCCTGGTCATGTCGGTATCCTTTTGGCTCTGGATACGTTCGCGCTCAATCTGCTGCTGTGCCGCCTTGAGCTGTGCGTCAGTTTGATCCTTCTGTGCCTTGCGCTGTTGATCAGCGCCTTTGATCTGCAGCTCCTGCTGCTGTATCTGGATCAGTGGGTCTTGAGCCTGTTGCTGTGCCTGGGCCTGCTGCGCCTGGGCGGTGTTGGCCTGAAGAACCTGTGCGCTGGCTTGGGCAATGAGCCGAGAGAGTTGAACCTCAATGTCCTCCGGCAGATGCTCGTTGGGCGGCGGCAGTGGTACGCCCATTTGGGTTTCAACCAAGGTCCGGTAGTGGAAGCCAAGATGCTCTGCAATGTGCGACTGCAGCGCGGCCATGATCATGTTGGCCTGCGGGTTCTGGCCTATGGTCTTCATCACCAGCGGATCCTGCATGAACATTTGGTGCGCTGCAATATGAGCGTCCTGGTCCTGGGTGATGAATGCCTTGAGAGGAACTCCCTTGAGCGCGTTCATGTTCTCGCTGATAGGGTCCACCGGCATATCGTCTTCAGGCAGGGGCACAAGTTTCTCAGCGTTTTTGATCCCCAGCACATCTAGCATCTGACGGTGCAGCTGTGGTAGGTCATAGATCTGCGGAGCCATCTGGGCCAGTTGGATGACCGCCTGGTACTGCACGATCTTCTGGGCCATTGTGGCGGCGTTGGGATCTGAAACAGGGATAACTGCAACCAAGTCATAGTCGGACTGTTTTGCTTTTGGCGTGCCCTCTGCTGGCTCGTATGTGTACTCAGGCGGGGTGTAGTCGCGGATGATGTCGCGTAGCAGTCGAAGCTCTTGCTTGAATGAGTAATGGATCCGGGCCTGGACCGCGGTCATCACTTTTAGAGTACGTTCAAGGATTGCCAGGGTCGTACCAACGGGAGAGTTGGCCGACATGTCAGCTACTTGGATGTCAGCGGCCGATGCAAACTTTCTACCCTCTTCTACGATCTTATCCAGCAAACCAGCTAGAACTTGGCTTGGCTCCTTATAGGGGAGAGCCATGATGTTCTCGGCAATAGTCCCGCTAGGTACGTCGACATCGCGCCATTCTGCTGGTCCGATGGGTGTATCGTCCCCTTTGACACGCAGGCCGCGGGTTTTGAAGCCTCCAGGCAGGTTAGATAGGGTTCCGGCGTCCACCAGCTGGCGCAAAATGGAGGTTCCAGACTTGGAAAACGCTCCGACTAGGTGAATTAGGCCAAAACAGTAGAAGCCAAAGCCAGGAACGTAGCCGTAGTGGACAAAATGCTGGCGTTTTTTGTGCAGTTTGTCGCCCTTTTCCCAGTTCCGGCGGATTGCTAGGCACTTGCTGCTGCCTTTTTCAATCGTAACGATGTAAGGCAGGGCAATTCCGGTAGGTTCACCGTCTTTGTCAACGTCTTCATACCCTTCCAGGTCCAAATTGACGTTCATTTCAAGAAGTTTGAAGCGGTCATCCGTCTGCGCGCGGAATCCCATCTTCTCGGCGATCTTCTTTTCAACTTCATCAAGGGTATTGTTGGGTTCACCCAGGTCAACGTCGGCATAAAACCCGCCAACCTGAAGTTTGCGCATCTCGTTTTCGGTCTTACGCATAACGTGGGTGATGCGGTCAGCCGTATGAAGGTCAGAGGCCCCGTATGGGACAACCAGGTCCTCGGCCGTGACGAAAATTGAGGTCTGGCGATCCAGGCTGGGGTCAAAGTAGACCTTCTTAAACGCATTACCAGCCAATCCCAAGCCCCACAACATGCGCTCATGCTCCGGCCGGAACTCTGTCATCACATCTGTGAGTTGGTAGTTCATGTCAGCAGCCACTCTGGTAGCCGCTTGTTTCTTCTCAGGGGTTTCTTTGCCTATGATCTGGGTCTTCACTGGGCCTGCAGCCGGGAAGGTGGTCATCATAATTTCGGCTTGGAACTTTACGACGGCCTCAGCCAGGAGTGGATGGTAGACGCCGCAAGCCCCCATCCAGGGATCGGCCCGCTCTTCGATCTTCAGTCCTAAAAGCTCAAGCCCGTCGACGTAAGTCTGCATCCAGTCCTTACGCGAGTTAACGTCATCATCAAAGTCACTGATCAGATCCGACACTAACTCTGTTACGACATCGTCGGGAAGAAGCTCAACCAAGTTGGCTTCAAAGTCATCCTCAACGCTGCCTATTTGAATTTCAAGATCACCCATCTTGATGCTGACTGACTCCGGGTCTTCGATTTCAATCTCAATCCCTTCGGTATCCAGGGAGCCAATCCCTTGTGGGGCTTCGTACAGTGACTTTTCAATGGACATACCAATCCTTAGTAATAAGAGACCTTGCGCCTGAACGCACGAATTTCGTCTTGTTCATCGGTCTGTAGACGAATAAACCCGCCTTTTCTGAATCTGATCAATGCCTGGGTGGCGGAGTCAACCAAGTCATCATGGTCCGAATTAGGGAAAGCCGCCATCTCTTCAATCAGCTCATCGGCCCACCTAGTCGAGGGCGCCCAGACTTTCCCGCTTGCAAACAAATCAGATACAGAGTTAATCCGCACCATCTTATCATTCCCCCTACTGGGAGTAAATTCCTGAACAGGGATCCCCATCGCCCTTAACTCAAAGATTAACGGCGCGCCAGAGGCCTTGGCTTCGACGATAAAAGCATCCGGCTCCCACTCCTTATAGTGGTTAAAGGCTTTGGCTTTCAGTTCCGGAAACTCCATCCTTCTCTTAAAGGCGTCCAACAGAATGATGTGGGCGTCGTTTTCGTTCTCATTCAAATAGAACACACCCCAAGTAGTACAGGCAGAATAGTCCGCCCGCTCTGACTTTAAGAACGCGGTGTCCCAGCTCTGGATGAGGAACTCACACTTAGGTGGATCGTCGCCCTTCCACTCTTTCCACCACTCTCTCTTGACAATCGCCCCCTCTTCAGATGTAGGACTCTGTTGGTATTGGGCATTCCACTTTGCAACGGGCAGTTCTGACCGCAAAGCCTCCAGCTCCTCTAGGCTCCAGAATTCAGGCCATAAAGGTTTATCGCTGGGCAAGATCGCGGGGAAGTCGATCACCTCCCAGTCATCGTTCCCGTCCTTCTCAATTGAAGACTGCAGGATCCGGCCGGTCAGGTCTCGCTTGGCCCACCGGGTCATTACAACAATAATTGATCCTCCTGGCTGCAGACGCTGCCTAGGACCGGAGGTGTACCACTCGTACACTTTGTCAAAGACAGACGGGTCTCCTGACGCTAGAGCTGCCTCTTGCTCCGAATGGGGATCGTCAATGATCAGCAAGTCCGCACCCTTACCGGTCACCGTCCCGCCGACGCCGATAGCAAAGTACTCACCATCCTTATTAGTCGACCACCGTCCTGCAGCCTTACTGTCCTGGCGAAGATTAACATTGGGAAAGATCTTGGCATACTGCTCACTCCCCACTAAGTTCCTGACCTTACGCCCAAACCCGACGGCCAGCTCAGCCGTATTTGATGTCTGGATAATTTTCTTGTTAGGGTTCTTACCTAAAAACCAAGCCGGTAGAAGGTAGGACGCGAACTCCGACTTTGTATGGCGGGGCGGCATGTTGATGATCAAGCGCTTAATTTTCCCTGACGCTATCTCCTCAAACTTGCGGGCCATCACTTTATGGTGGCGTCCATTTATGAACCCCGGCCACATTGAGTGAACAAACTTAAGAAAGTCCTGCTCCGCCTCTTCTCTAACAATAGACGCCCGGTACTCGTCAAGCTCATCAAAGAACGCCTCCTGCTCGTTGACAGGTAAAAGCGCGATGGCCTGACTGATGGCTTCAAGGTTCATATGTTGCGCATAGACAAATAGCTCGGCCGCACGCTTCTTGCACTCCGGCTCATTCTCTTGCAGATACCAAGCTCACATAGACGCTTAACCACCCTGTGAACATTACCGCGCCCTTTATCTCCTGTCTGGTACATGATGTCATCTATAGACGGCCCATACCCAAAGTTCTTCCAGTACTCATCTATAACAAGAAAAACCGTCCGCTGCTTCTCCGTCATAAGGTACTCCTTCTTCTTTACCGCGTATAGGGTCTTAGGCCAAAGCATCATTAACACGAGTTAGTGTACCAACCATCTTTAACATGTTAATGTCCTTCCAACTTTAAATATATACCCCCCACCACTTTTGTGTGCAAACATAAGGGGGGGGCTATTTGTCAAAATCCATCACAACTTCACCCT